TTGGTGTTGTCACGGCAACATCATTTGTTGGACCTCTAACAGGTAATGCAACAGGTCTTTCAGGCACACCAAATATTAATGTTGGGTCAATTATTGCCTCCAGTGCGACAATCTCGGGCAATGTTTCTATAGGAGGAACTCTTATCTATGAAGATGTAACAAATGTAGACTCCATTGGAATTGTAACAGCTAGATCTGGTATTGAAATTGGAGCAGGTAGTGCTATTTCGTTGGTTTCTTTGGAAGCTGCATCATCATCAACAACTACAACATCATCTACAAGTATTGATACTTTTGATATTACTAAATATCGCTCTGCTCAATATCAAATTCAAATAACAAGAGGATCACTTTATCATTTAACCACGTTAAATGTTTTACATGATGGAACAGATGTTTATATTAATGAATTTGGAACAATTAGAACTTCAGAGTCTTTAGCGTCTTTTGATGCTGATATTAATTCTGGGAATGTAAGAATTTTGGTTATTCCAACATCAAACACTTCAACAACTTTTAAAATGTCTAAAGTACTTACAAAAATCTAATGAAAACCTTTAAACAATTTCAATAAGACTGGACGAATAAATATAAAAAGAGTATTGATTGCTCTAATCCGAAAGGATTTTCTCAGAAAGCTCATTGTGCGGGAAAAAAGAAGTCTATGTCTAAAATGAATAATCCTCGCATTCCAAAAAAACCAGGACAACCAGATAAGTCTGATAAACACTCTGATCTTTATACAGACGAAGATCCAAAAGGAACAATTCACGGATTGGGATTTAAGGATGTTGCAACTGCCAAAGAGAGTGTTTCTAAGATTAAAAATTCTGGTAGATCACATGCTCACAAAATTCAAGCAGCAATTGCCATGGAACAAAGAGCAAAGGTAATGGGTAAAAGTTCAGAGTCTGCAATTTTTAGGAGTTTTATTAATTCAATGAAAGAAAAAACAAAAAAAATAAACGAAGAATCTAAATCCAAAAAGTGTAAACCTGGATATTATTACTGTAATACCAACAAAGAGTGTAAACCTCTTCCAAGTGGATTTAATACTCCTGGACAAACAATAAAACCAACAGAGGTGGGCATCGGTGTGCCGGTAGAGGGCTCTTGCAATCACACAAAAAAAGGGAAAATGTGTCCTAAGCATGGTATGAAAGATTGTACGCTCATAGGAGAAACATTAAATAGTGTAACAGAAGAAGGACTTCGTGATTGGTTTGGCAAATCCAAATCAAAAGAAGGAAAATCTGGGTGGGTTAATGTAGTTACTGGTGGAACTTGTGCAAGTGATGAACCTGGAGAAGGAACGCCGAAGTGCGTCTCTTCTGCAAAGAGAGCAAGTATGACAAAGGCAGAAAGACTATCTGCCGCAAGAAGAAAGAAGGCAGCAGATCCTGGACAACAGGCAAAAACTGGTGCTGCAAAACCAACTTATGTTTCAACCGATGTCAAAGAGGGTTGGAGTGATAAATATAAGAAGTCAATTAATTGTGATAATCCAAAAGGGTTTTCTCAAAGAGCACACTGCCAAGGAAGGAAAAAGAAAATGGATGAACAAAGTTTTCAGATTAATACTTCGGCACATAACTCTGCACAGAAGCAACAGAAGATTAGAAATCTTGCTACTGGAACAAACAATCCCAATGAAAAATCTGCTGCTATGAGAAAACTCTCTGGTCCTTCTTTACCTCTGGTAGATGAATACATTAATGAGGTAAAAGATAAAAAAGGTAAAGGCAGTGGAACTAAAGATGCCTGTTATCATAAAGTCAAGTCTCGTTATGACGTTTGGCCAAGTGCTTATGCTTCTGGTGCCCTCGTAAAGTGTCGCAAAGTAGGTGCTGCTAACTGGGGAACAAAATCAGAGGAAACAGTGGTTGATGAAGCACAGAAGTGTTGGCCAGGTTATAAAAAGAAAGGAACCAAAAAGATGTTTGGTAAAACTTATAATAATTGCGTAAAAGAATCAGAAGAGGTGAGATACTGCCCATTATGTAAGAAAAATGAGTCAAAGACAGATTGTAGTTTTGGACCTGCTCTGTGGGAAAAGTATTCTATTGCAAAAGTTCATCCTGCAAATGAAGAAATGAGCATGAATGAGGCACTTCGTTCCAGAGAAGAAAGAATGGCACGAATGGCAACACCTAAAACAAAAAAAGAGCAGGAGAAAAAAAGAGTATTAAGAAGCAAAGCAGAAGAAATTTTATCCGACATTCAGGCATTGAAAAAAGGTAAAACTAAATCTTCAACGAAATCACAAAAATTTACCACACCAGAAGCAGAAATTAGAAAATTAAAACCAGGACAAAGAAAAGATACTCTTGCATTAAAGGCATCAAAAGCAATGCATGAAGAATCTAATCTTATGAGATATAATGAATATGGACAAACTTATGTGATTAGATTCACTTGGAGAGGTTTGATGTATAAAGTTCAAATTTTTATTCCATCTCTCAAAAGACCCAGTGCTCAAGAAATTAAAACACAGTTAAATAAAATTTATCCAGGTGCTCAATTACTTCTTTTTCAACCAAAAGAAAATGATCCCGTAGATCCTACAATTGTTTTTGCAAAAGAAGATCGTGATTTAGATGAAGGTAAAGCAGATAAAAAACTTCCTGAGCATGAAAGATCTGCAGCAAGACTTAAGAGATACTCAAATCCAAGTGGTGCTTTAGCATTGGGTGGTGGTCAACAAAGAGCACGTAGAGCAGAGCATGAGGCACGTAGAGGTAAATCAAAACGTTGGTGGGATGACGATGGAGATGGAATTGGTTATGAAAAAGGTGAGGTGTCTGGAAAATTCAAGGAAGATTTAGACATCAATGAAGTTGCAGCATGGCAACGTAGAGAAGGAAAAAATAGGAGCGGAGGCCTTAATGAGAAGGGCAGGAAGTCCTATGAAAGGGATAATCCAGGGTCAGATCTCAAAGCACCTTCAAAGAAGGTTGGAAACCCACGCAGAGCATCATTCTGTGCCAGAATGAGTGGTATGAAAAGAAAACTTACTTCTGCAAAAACTGCAAATGATCCCAATAGCAGAATTAATAAAAGTCTGAGAGCTTGGAATTGTTGATTATGAATCCTTCCGAAATTCAATTGGAAAACATTAGCAAAATGTTTGAGTATGAAAAAATGGTAAGAACTATAGACGAATTATCAGAAACTCAGGCAAAGGATTTTGCAAAAGTATATCTTAAATTATATCTAAAACAGCAAGAAGTTCTTTCAACTATTGCTACCAACTTTTAATGATTTATGAATGAAATTATAATAGATTTTCAACTCAAACATACTGAGGCATATCTTTCCAATCCTAATTTAAAAAAAGCAAACGTATCTGTAGAATTTACTCAGGAGCAAATTCAGGAATTTATTACATGTAAAAATGATCCCGTTTACTTTGCTAATAATTATGTAAAGATTGTTTCTCTCGATGAAGGTCTTGTTCCTTTTGACATGTATCCATTTCAAGAAAAAATGATTGAACGATTTCATAAAAATCGTTTTAACATTTGTAAAATGCCTCGTCAGACTGGTAAATCCACTACTGTGGTATCTTACCTTCTTCACTATGCTGTTTTTAATGATAATGTAAATATTGCTATTTTGGCAAACAAAGCAAGCACTGCAAGAGATCTTCTTGGTAGATTGCAACTTGCCTATGAGAATCTACCAAAGTGGATGCAGCAAGGTGTTATAAACTGGAATAAACTTTCTTTGGAACTTGAAAATGGTTCTAAAGTGTCAGCAAACTCAACATCCAGTTCGGCAGTTAGGGGTGGATCTTATAATGTTATCTTTTTGGATGAATTTGCATTTATTCCAAACAACATCGCTGATCAGTTTTTTGCATCAGTTTATCCTACTATTTCTTCAGGTAAAAAAACAAAAGTTATTATAGTTTCTACTCCACATGGTATGAATCATTTCTACCGAATGTGGCATGATGCAGAACGTGGACAAAATGAATATGTACCAACTGATGTTCATTGGTCAGAAGTTCCTGGTAGAGATGAAGATTGGAAGAGGCAAACAATTGCCAACACAAGTGAGCAGCAGTTTAAGGTAGAATTTGAAACAGAATTTCTAGGGTCAGTTGATACTCTGATTGCTCCGAGTAAACTTAGAAATATGGTTTATGATGCTCCAAAGTCAAATGGTGAAGGAATGGATGTTTATGAAGAACCAGAAGATGATCACGATTACTTAATAACTGTAGATGTTGCTCGTGGAGTTGGTATTGATTATTCTGCTTTTCTTGTAATCGACATTACATCATTTCCACATAAAGTAGTTGCAAAATATAGAAATAATGAAATAAAACCAATGCTATTTCCAAGTATTATTTGTGATATGGCAAAAGCTTATAATGGTGCTTACATTTTATGTGAGGTTAATGATATTGGAGATCAAGTAGCATCAATTTTAAATTATGATTTGGAATATCCAAATGTTCTCATGTGTTCTATGAGAGGTAGAGCTGGACAAATTGTTGGACAAGGATTTTCGGGAAAGAAAACACAATTGGGTGTAAAGATGTCCAAAACTGTTAAAAAAGTTGGATGTTCTAACTTAAAAACACTAGTAGAGGAGGATAAAGTTACATTTAAAGATTATCAGATTATTAGTGAACTTACAACGTTTATTCAAAAAAATAATTCATTTGAAGCAGAAGAAGGTTGTAATGACGACTTAGCAATGTGTATGGTTATCTATGCTTGGTTAGTTGCACAAGACTATTTTAAAGAACTTACTGACCAAGATGTTAGAAAGAGATTATATGAAGAACAAAAAAATCAACTAGAACAAGACATGGCACCTTTTGGTTTTGTGGTCGATGGAACAGAGGAAACATTTTTTGTTGATAATCAAGGAGATCGTTGGTATACCGATGAGTATGGTGACATGAGTTACATGTGGGAATATAGTTAAAAAAATATTTTTTTATAAATAATCTTAGAAACATGAGATTACCGCAAGGAGAATTAAATGGCAAACTTAGGATTGGTATCTCCAGGAGTATTGGTCAGAGAAGTTGATCTGACTCGGGGTGGCATTACTGCAGAAATTGATAATATTGGTATTATGGGAATGCCCTCCGAAAAGGGTCCAATTGAACAAATTTTTGAAGTAAGAAACGAAAATGATCTGATTAAATATTTTGGTCAGCCAAGATCATCTTTTGATGAATATGAATATTGGTTCACCGCATCAAGTTTTCTTTCTTACGGTGGAAGATTAAAAATTATTAGATGCGATGATAAAGATTTAAGAAATGCTAATGTAGTTGGATTAGGAACAACTAATTTAACAACATTAAAAATTAAAAATGATCGTGATTATGAGGATAATTTTAGCACCAATACGACATTTTCATACGCTGCCAAAAACCCTGGGTCATGGGCTAATAATTTAAAAGTTTGTGTAATTGATAATGCTGCGGATCAAATTTTAACAGTTGGTGCTGCTGCTACGGGAGCAATTGCAGTAGGATATGCTGTAACCCAAGCTTTTCCATCTGGTGCAGTAATTGCTGGAGTTGGAACAACATCTGTTCTTAATGGTTATCTGCAAGGTATTGTTACAGGAATTGGTTTTAGTACAATTGATGTTAAAATTACCAACAGAGTTTCAGCTGCTGGATCCATTTTCCCAGTATATTATAATCCTGCGTTAGATTCACATTTTAATTTTAGAGTTGGAACAGCAAGCAATGTTGGATTTGGAACTACTGCTATTCCAGGAACAGGGATTGCAGTTCTTAGTTCAACTTCAACAAATACAAACCCATCTGCAGGTTTAGTTACTGCATTTTCAATTGCACAAAATCAAATTCAAGATTGGTACTCAGAACAACAATTGAATCTGGTTAATATTGACGTTAACTGGAAAACAATCGCACCAAAACCAGGTACATCAAGATTCTCTTCACAAAGAAGTTCTGAAAATGATGTAATGCATGTTGTTATTGTTGATGATAACGGTAGAGTTACTGGAACTCCTGGAACGATTCTTGAGAAGTTTTTAGATCTAAGTAAAGCATCCGATCCTGGAGTTTCTTTTTACAAGAGAGTATTAAACAATAGATCAAATTATCTTTTTGTTGGTGGATCTCCAGAAGGAGATTCTTCAAACTTCCAAGGAACTTTAAAAACTACTTTAATAGATTCTCCAGAATTCGATGAAATTGCGGGATTACAATTTACTCCAACTGATACATCAAGCAATGTTGCTCAACAATTAACTCAAGATGTAACATTTAACGTTTTTGGAAATACAAATTACACACTGAAGGGTGGTGCTGACTACGGAGAACAAGTAGATCTTGGTGGAATTATACAAGCATATCAAATCATCTCAGATAATAATGATGAATCGGTTGATTTTATTTTAGGTGGTCCTGGTTTAGGAAGTTCTATCAAATCAGCAGCAAAAGCAAATTTCTTAATTTCACTTGCAGAACAAAGAAAAGATTGCATTGTAACAATTTCTCCAACAAAACAAGCAGTTATTGATACTGTAGACTCAAATAAACAAACTGAAAATGTTGTTGGGTTCTTTGATACAATTTCTGCATCATCTTATGCAGTATTTGATAGTGGTTGGAAGTACATGTATGACAGATTTAATGACACTTTCCGTTGGGTTCCTTGCAATGGAGACATTGCTGGAATCATGGTAAGATCTGCTGATCAATCGTATCCTTGGTTTTCTCCTGCAGGTTCTCAAAGAGGTCAACTTTTAAATCTAGTAAAACTTGCATACAATCCAAATCAATCTCAAAGAGATGATCTTTATACAAACCGAATTAATCCAATTATCTTTAGTTCTGGTCAAGGAACAATTTTATTTGGTGATAAGACAGCTCTTAACTATGTAAGTGCTTTTGATAGAATTAACGTCAGAAGATTGTTCTTATTTATTGAGTCTCAAATTGAAAAATTTGCTAGAACGATTCTTTTCGAATTTAACGATGAAATTACAAGAGCAAACTTTAGAAATGTTACCGAACCATTCCTTCGTGATGTTCAAGCGAAGAGAGGTATTATTGATTTTGTAGTAGTTTGCGACGATACAAACAATACTCCAGAAGTAATAGATGCTAATGAATTTAGAGCTGACATCTTCATCAAACCTGCACGTAGCATTAACTTCATTGGTCTTACCTTTGTTGCTACAAGAACCGGAGTTTCGTTTGAAGAAATTTTAGGTACTGTTTGATCTATTCAATTACAAAAACTAAGGAGTAAAGAACAATGGCAATCACGAAACCTACAATTCAATATTCAACCAGAACGATTGATTCCTTTAAGGGTCAGTTAACTGGAGGTGGAGCTAGATCAAACCTATTTGAAGTTGAACTTCCATTAATTAATGGCACCGCTGCTGATGGAAATACTGAAACTTCAATTGAAGCATTGATGAGATTTATGATTAAAGCAACTAATCTTCCAGCATCAACAGTAGCTGCAATTCCAGTTCCCTTTAGAGGAAGACAACTTCAAGTTGCTGGTGATAGAACATTTGACGATTGGAATGTTACTGTTATTAATGATTCAGACTTTACTATTCGTGCTGCAATGGAGAGATGGATGAATCAACTCAATCGTCATTCCAATACTACTGGTTTGATTAACCCAACATCGTATCAAAAAGATGCAACAGTTCATCAACTTGGAAGAGGTGCATTTGATGCCACACAAGTTCCTGTTCTGAGGAGTTACAAATTTTATGGTATTTGGCCAACAGCTGTTGATGCAATTGCACTTGATTATGGGTCAGATAATCAAATTGAAGAGTTTAATGTTACGTTTAAGGTGCATTGGTGGGAAGCAGCAGGTAATGGTGGAAATGTGGTCTAAATAGAACATAGTCTTCTATTTTTTAATAATGGCATCACTTTTTGGTTTTTCTATTGATGATTCATATAAATCTAAAGCAAAAGGAGTAGTCTCTCCAGTCCCCGAAAATAATGAGGACGGAGCAGACTACTTTTTGTCTAGTGGTTTTTATGGACAGTATCTTGACATTGAAGGTGTTTTTAAGACTGAATACGATCTCATTCGTAGATACAGAGAAATGGCATTGCACCCAGAAGTGGATGGTGCGATCGAAGACATTATTAGTGAAGCCATTGTATCAGATTTAAATGATTCTCCAGTTCAAGTTGAACTTTCAAATTTAAATGCAAGTGATAAAGTAAAAGAAATTATTCGAAGTGAATTTCAATATATCAAAGATATGATGGACTTTGATAAGAAAGCGCACGAAATTTTCAGAAATTGGTATGTAGATGGACGAATTCATTATCATAAAGTCATTGATTTGGATAATCCCCAGGAAGGAATTAAAGAACTTCGTTACATTGATGCACTTAAAATTAAATTTGTGAGAGAGCAAAAAAAGGAAAGCAATAATGTTGCTCAATTCTCAGCATCCGTTCTTTCAACAAATTCAAAGTCTTATCAATTTTCAGGTTTAGAAGAATATTTTGTTTTTAATCAAAATGCTACAAATACCTCAAGAAATCTTGGGGGAATTCAATTTGGTCTTCAACAAAAAGATAGTGTAAAAATTGCCAAGGATGCAATTGCATACTGTACCTCTGGATTAGTAGATAGAAATAAATATACTGTTTTATCATACTTACACAAATCAATTAAAGCACTTAATCAACTTCGTATGATTGAGGATGCTCTGGTTATCTATCGTCTGTCTCGTGCTCCAGAGCGTCGTATTTTTTATATTGATGTGGGCAATCTTCCTAAAGTAAAGGCAGAGCAATACCTCAGAGAAGTAATGTCACGATATCGTAATAAGTTGAGTTATGATGCAGGAACTGGTGAGATACGTGATGATAAAAAGTACATGAGTATGCTTGAGGATTTCTGGCTACCACGCAGAGAGGGTGGTAGAGGTACAGAAATTACAACTTTACCCGGTGGTCAAAATCTTGGAGAATTGACGGATGTTGAGTATTTTCAAAAGAAACTTTATCGTGCTCTTGGAGTTCCTGAATCAAGACTGAACTCAAATGATGGATTTAATCTTGGTCGTTCTTCTGACATCTTAAGAGATGAACTTAAGTTCAGCAAATTTGTTGGAAGAATGAGAAAAAGATTTAGTAATCTTTTTCACGATATTCTCAGATCTCAACTGATTCTAAAAAATGTAGTTACTCCAGAAGAATGGGATCAAATGAGTGATCACATTCAATATAATTATCTGTATGACAATCATTTTGCAGAACTTAAAAATGTTGAGATTATGCAGGAGCGTATGGGTGTTCTTGCTGCAGTGGATCCTTATGTTGGAAAGTATTTCTCACTGAAGTATGTCAGACAAAATGTTCTCAGACAAACTGATAGTGAAATGTTAGAGATTGATTCTGACATTGATGTAGAAAGACAGGCAGGATTAATTCCTCCAACTGAAGCAGAAATGATGCAGATGCAAATGGATCAGCAAGCAGCAGCAGAAAGTGGTGGAGCAATGGGGCAAATTCCTCAAGATCCTGGAATTTCTGATGCAAAGACAGGAACAGAAGCACCATCAATTCCAAAGGGTGGAGAAATTTAATAAATAGTATAGTTAATTAAATAATACTTATGGACGAATTAATGGATTTTATTGTTGGTGGTGAGTCTGCTGAAGCAAGTGATAAAATTAAAGAAATTCTTTTTGCAAAATCCGCAGAAAGAATTGATGCAGCTAGACCAATTGTTGCAAATGTAATGTTCGATAACGGAAGTTATGAAGATTATGATGAATATTTTAATTCTTATGTAGAATCCGAAGAGGAATGATAGGTGTCTGATTTATCAGATTTTTTTCAAACAATCAGTATAGCAAAAAAACAACAAAAGGAAGAACTCAATCAAAGGTGAGTGAAGTATATACACTTGCAGTAAGAGTTGTTGACGGAACCACAACAGATTTCATAGGATCTACACAATTTTTTGACTTAACATAGGTAAATAATAAATAACATATAAAGAGTTTTAATAGCAATGTCAGTTTTAAAAATTGTTCAAAGTGTGAATACATTAGCTGTTACTGGAACAGCTGCAACAACTAATGGAATTACACTTCAAAGTGGTATCTTAAGAGTTTCTGCTGCCTCTACTGGTTGCCACATAGTAATTGATGGAAATCCAATTGCGACAACAAATAATTTTTATGTAAGCCCTAATCAACCAGAAATGATTAAGGAAAGAGTTGCAAGACAAAGAATTGGTGCTGCAACTACTGGAACATCAACTTTAATTACTTTTCAAGAAAATGCTGGTAATCCTTTTGTAGTTGGTGATTATGTAACAATTGAAAATACCAGTGCAGCAGGATTTAATACATCACATAATCAAGTAACTGCTACTACAGATAGTTCAATTACTATTGCATTTAATAGTGCAGCAATTACTGGTATTGGTATTACCAATGCAACAGTAGCAAAAAGTGTAAGAATTTCTGCTATTGCTGCAGGCACCGCAACGAATCTTCATGTTTCTGAAGTTCAAATTGCAGGTGGATAATTGCATAAATAAAACTATGTTGAGCTGGCGGAAAGAGCAATTAAATTAATCACAGAAGAAATTGAAAATGTAGAAGTTATCGTTGAAAACCGTAACGGTAAAAGATCTTTGTACATTGAAGGTGTTTTTCTTCAAGGAAACATTTGCAACCGTAATGGTAGAATGTATCCAATAAACATCCTTTCTCGTGAGGTTGGTCGTTACAACGAAAACTTCATTCAAAAAGGACGTGCTTTAGGAGAACTCGGTCATCCAGATGGTCCAACCGTCAATCTTGACCGTGTTTCTCATAAGATTGTTTCTCTTCGTCAAGAAGGAAACAATTATATTGGTAAAGCAAAGATTCTCGAATCCACCCCAATGGGTAAAATTGCATCTTCACTTTTAAGTGAGGGTGTAAAACTTGGTGTTTCTTCTCGTGGTGTTGGTTCTCTCAGACAAAGCAATGAAGGTTATAGTATGGTAGGAGAAGATTTTACTCTTGCCACCGCTGCTGACATTGTTGCTGATCCTTCTGCTCCTGACGCTTTTGTTTCAGGAATTATGGAAGGCAAAGATTGGGTTTGGGATAATGGAGTTTTACGTGAAAGAATGGCAGCAAAGACATATAAAAGAATAAATACATTGGTTGATCAAAAAAGGTTAGATGAACAGAAATTAAATCTGTTTGACGACTTTTTAGCAAATCTTTAAATTATAAATAAATATAGATTTTAATAGGAAAAATCGGAGAGTTCAAATGTCCCGTGGTAAAAATTTACAAGAGATGGAAATAGGCACTGTTCAATCCAAGTCCGCAGTGAATGCATCGGCAAGTGCGCCAGATCAAATGCAAACTATGGCTGGTGTTAGTTATGAGGACTTAGGTGGTCCTGATCCATCAAACTACAGACCAGATGACGATTCAGCAAAGTTGAGAGACGCTGGTGGCGGTCTCAAAAAGGTTTCTCTTGTCGTTGCTCAACAAGTAGCAAAAGAAGAGTATGAAGAGGTTGAAGAAGAGGATTTTGAAACCGAAGAAGAGTATGAGGAAGAGTATGAGGAAGAAGTTTTTGAAGAAGAAGCACTTCCCGAAATCAACGACGATGTTGACATCGAAGATGATGTCAATGCTCTTCTTGTAGGTGAAGAACTCTCTGAAGGTTTTAAAGATAAAGCAAAAACTATTTTTGAAGCTGCTCTCAAATCAAAAGTTATTGAAGTGAGAGAAGCTTTTGAAGCACATTATGAAGCAAAACTTGTTGAGGAAGTAGAAGTCCTCAAAGAAGAATTAGTTGAGAGAGTAGATTCATATCTTGAGTATGTTGCAGATGAGTGGTTCGCTGAGAACACTCTTGCGATTGAAAAAGGTCTCAAGTCAGAACTCACAGAGTCATTCCTTGAGGGTCTCAAGGGACTTTTTGAAGAAAATTATGTATCAATCCCTGAAGATAAGTATGATGTTGTTGAGAATATGGCAGATAAACTTGACGAAATGGAGACAAAACTCAACGAGCAGATTGAGAAAAACATTTTCCTAAACAAACGTCTCGCAGAGTCGGTTGCAGATGGAATCCTTTTTGATGTTTCTGAGGGTCTTGCGATTACTCAGAAAGAGAAGCTTGCTTCACTTGCCGAAAGTGTTGAGTTTGAGAGTGAAGAATCTTATAGAGAGAAGCTTGAAGTATTGAGAGAATCATACTTCCAACAAGCTGCTCCATACAGAAGTGAATCTGAAACACTTAACGAATCAGCACAAACAGGCATAGATTACTCTGATGCTATGAGCGCATACGTTAACGTGCTTTCTAAATCAGTTCAGAAGTGATTTTAATATTATAAATTGTAAAACCAAAACACAACAAGAGGTAAACGCAAATGTTCAACGCAGAACATCTGCAGGAAAAGTGGGCACCACTCTTAGACCATAATGGTCTGGATCACATCAAAGATTCCCATCGTAGAGCCGTAACCGCTGTCCTGTTAGAGAACCAAGAAAGATTCCTCCGTGAGGAAAGATCATTCCTTTCGGAAGCTCCAACCGTCAATACAAATACTGGAGCAAATGCTGGTTTCAGTGCTAATGCAACTGCAACTGGTCCTGTAGCTGGTTTTGATCCAGTTCTGATCTCTCTGATCAGACGTTCAATGCCTAATCTGGTTGCTTATGATCTGGCTGGTGTTCAACCAATGAACGCACCTACTGGTCTGATCTTTGCAATGCGTTCACGCTATAATAATCAGTCTGGAACTGAATCATTCTTCAACGAAGTTGATACTGCATTCTCTGGTATTGGTACTACCAACGGAGCAATGGGTTCAACCACTCCTGGAATGGTTAATGCTGCGGTTGGTCTCGGTACTACTGGTCAAGGTGGAAGCAATCCTGGACTTCTGAATCCTTCAACAACTGCTACCCAAGCTGCTTACAGCGTTGGTGAAGGCATGAGAACGGATGATGCAGAGAATCTGGGTGCTCCTGGTGGTCAGGCATTCAACGAGATGGCATTCTCAATCGAGAAAGTCACCGTTACTGCAAAGTCAAGAGCTCTGAAAGCTGAATACTCGTTGGAACTCGCACAAGACCTGAAAGCAATTCATGGTCTGAATGCTGAGGCAGAACTGGCGAACATTCTCTCGACTGAGATTTTGGCTGAGATCAACCGTGAAGTTATCAGAACCATCTATAAGGTTGCTGAAACTGGTGCTCAAGTCAACACCCAAACCGCTGGTACTTTCAACCTTGACGTTGACTCCAACGGTCGTTGGTCGGTTGAGAAGTTCAAGGGTCTGCTCTTCCAAATTGAGCGTGATGCAAACGCAATTGCACAAAGAACTCGTAGAGGAAAGGGTAACATCATCCTGTGTTCTGCTGACGTTGCTTCAGCACTGACCATGGCTGGTGTTCTCGATTACACCCCTGCACTCAATGCTAACCTGAACGTTGATGATACTGGCAACACCTTTGCTGGTGTTATCAATGGTAAGTATAGAGTCTACATTGATCCTTATTCGGCAAACGTTGCTGCTACCCAGTACTACGTTATCGGTTATAAGGGCACCTCACCTTATGATGCAGGTCTATTCTATTGCCCATACGTTCCTCTCCAAATGGTTCGTGCCGTTGGTCAGGACACCTTCCAGCCCAAGATTGGCTTCAAGACCCGTTACGGAATGGTTGAGAATCCATTCTCGCAGGGTACTACACAAGGTTCGGGTACACTCACTGTTAATAGCAACCGCTACTACAGAAGAGTATCTGTCACCAACCTTATGTGATCTAAACTTACAAGATCATACAAAGACCCCTTTGAGGGGTCTTTTTTTATGTTCATAAATAATAATAGCAAGCTAATTTAGATTATGACTCAAGAACCTCCATTGTCATCACCTCTTTTTAAGCAGGTAACTAATAGAAATTTATTGTCTCCAATTGCATTTAAGTTTATTTTAACAAAGACTCCTAAAGTAGATTTTTATTGTCAAACAGCAGCAATTCCATCAATCACAATGGGAACTGCTCAACAAGGTTCTTGGTTAAAAGATATTCCAGTTCCAGGGGATAAAGCAGTTTTTGAAGACTTATCTCTTCGTTTTTTAATTGATGAAGAAATGGAAAATTATGTTCAGATTTATAATTGGTTGATTGGTCTTGCTTATCCAGAAAGCATGGAACAATTTGCAAATCTAAGAGAATTTGATCCAATTAAATATCCAAGAGATGACAGAAATAGATTTGCTGAATACTCAGATGGAACTTTGCAAATTTTAAATAGCAATTTAAACGTAGTCAGACAAATAAAGTTCAAAGATCTTTTTCCAATTTCACTTTCAACATTAGACTTTGATTGCACTGCTAGAGATTATACGTATTTTACAGCTAATGTAAGTTTTAAATATACAAATTATGAAATACAAGATAGTAAAGGGATTAGAATAGAAAATCGTCCATCAAGACCATAACTTATCTTAAATTATTATGAATTTAGAAATGATACAAAGTATGTGGGAAAAAGATTCTCACATAGATGTTGATGACATGCATCTTGAATCTTTAAATACACCAAAACTTCATGCAAAATATTATGACATTTTAAATAATTTGATTCTTTTAAGAGCAAAAGCAAAACAGCAAGAAAAAAACATTCGTCACGAAAGATATGAGTATTTTACTGGAAAAGCAGATCCTAATGTTTATGTGGAAAATCCATTCCCTAAAAAAATACGTGATAAAGAAACTCTTCAAAAATACTTAGATGCCGATGAAAAACTCTCAGAGGCATGTCTAAAATTAGAGTATTATGATGTAATGATTAATTACGTAGAGAGTATTATAAAACAAATCTTTAACAGAACTTATCAAATTAAAAATAGCATTGAATGGCATAGATTTCAGGCAGGAATGACTACATGACAAATTTGATTATCAAGAAGAAAAACGAAGTATTTTTAACAATTGAATCAGAACCTCATGTTTACTATGAACTTTCAGATTATTTTACATTTGATGTTCCTGGTGCAAAGTTTATGCCTCAATATAGAGGTAAATACTGGGATGGAAAAATACGTCTTTTTGATCTTCGATTAAATCAAATCTATGTTGGTTTATTGGATAAAGTTATTTCTTTTTGCAAAAACCACGACTATTCATACGAGTTTGAAAATAATAAATTTTATGGTCTTCCATTTGAAGTGAATGATAACATTTCGTTAGAAGGGATTAAAGATTATGTAAAATCTATTAGTACACATCTTCCAAGAGATTATCAAATTCAAGGTGTTTACGATGCATTAAAACATAATAGGAAACTTTTAATTTCACCAACGGCATCTGGTAAATCGTTAATGATTTATTCTATTGTAAGATATTTTGTTTCTCAGCAAAAAAAGATTTTAATTGTGGTTCCAACCACATCACTGGTGGAGCAAATGTATAAAGACTTTCAAGATTACGGATGGGATGCTGAAAATTATTGTCATAAAATTTATCAAGGAAAAGAAAAAAGTACGGAAAGTTTTGTAGTAATTACAACTTGGCAATCAATCTACAAACTAAGTAAATCATTTTTTGAAGATTTTGATGTAGTAATTGGAGACGAGGCTCATTTATTTAAATCAAAGTCACTAATCACAATTATGTCTCATTTGCATAATACAAAGTATCGTTTTGGATTTACTGGTACATTGGATGGAACTCAAACTCATAAATGGGTATTAGAAGGATTATTTGGTCCATCTTATAAAATAATTAGAACTGATGAGTTAATTGAAAAGGGTTATCTTTCAAAATTTAACATCAAAGTTTTAACTCTTAAACATCCTTTTAAAAGATTTGAATCTTATGAAGATGAAATCCAATATTTAATCAGTCATGAAAAAAGAAATAATTTTATTAAAAATTTAACTCTAAATCTTAAAGGAAACACTTTAGTTTTGTATAGCAGAGTCGAAAGTCATGGACAAATACTTTATGATTTAATAAATAAGGATAAGAATGAAAACAGAAAATGTTTTTTCATTCATGGTTCTGTAGATGTGAAAGAAAGAGAATTAGTTAGAGAAATTACTGAGAGAGAAACAGATGCAATCATTGTGGCTTCCTACGGTACTTTTTCCACTGGCATTAATATTCGAAATCTTCATAATGTTATTTTTGCTTCACCGAGTAAATCAAGAATTCGAAATCTCCAATCAATCGGAAGAGTGCTTAGAAAAGGAGAAGGTAAAATAAAAGCAACACTTTATGATATTGCCGATGATGTATCAAAAAATTCTCAACGAAATTATACACTCAATCATTTAATTGAAAGAATTAAAATCTACAACGAAGAAAATTTTAACTATGAGATTATAACAATCAACTTAAAACAATGAACGAAGACTTTCTAGCAATTTTAAAATTAGTATCTGGTGAAGAAGTTCTTTCAATAGTAAATTACATTGATGATGAGAAACTTCTCATCTTAGATTGTCCTGTTTTAATGAACTCTAATGATCATGAACAAATGGGAATAAATGTTGTTAGAGTAGAACCTTGGATAAAAACAGGAAATGAATCTTTATACATGATGTCAATGGATAAAATTATTACCATTAGTGAAGTTACAGACTCTAAAATTATGAAAATTTATAATAAATTTATAAGTTGTTATTTTTACAAAAAAAATACTGATTACATTGACAACTCCAAACTAACAAAAGATCAAGGGTACATCAGTACAGTTGAAGAAGCAAGAGCTACTCTAGAGAAACTCTATAATAGTTAGTATATATTATTCATCAACCTCCACAGAGTTATTATAACAAGAATTGATACTCTTGTCAAGTTTGTCAAAATCATTATTTTATGTTATCATTTTGATAACGAAATATAAGTAAAAATGTCAAAAGTATTTTTGCCGATGCCAAAGAAGAAAAAACCAGAGCATTATGTCAATAACAGCGACTTTCTTCAGGCAATTATTGTCTATAAAAGAGAAGTTGCTCAAGCAGAACAGTTAGGTCTTCCAAAACCTTTACTTACTAATTACATTGGTGAGTGTTTTTATAAGATGGCAAATCACCTTGCCTATAAACCAAATTTTGTAAATTACATGTTTAAAGACGACATGATTGGTGATGGAATTGAAAATTGCGTTCAATGTGTCACAAATTTTAATCCAGAGAAATCTACAAATCCTTTTGCTTATTTTACTCAAGTTATTTACTATGCGTTTCTTCGTAGAATACAAAAGGAGAAGAAGCAATTAGAAATTAAATCTAAAATTATAGAAAGATCGGGATATGATGAGGTTTTTTCTGTAGATGACTTGACATCTGGTATGGGTGGAGATTATAATACTATAAAGGATAATGTTCATAACAGACTAAACCGTTAATGAAAGTCGCAATTATTACCGACCAGCATTTTGGAGCAAGAAAAAATTCTAAAGTGTTTCATGATTATTTTTTACAGTTTTATAATGATGTCTTTTTCCCAACATTAGAAAAAGAAAATATTAATACAGTGATTGACATGGGAGATACCTTTGATAGTCGCAAAGGTATTGATTTCTCGGCACTTTCGTGGGCAAAAAATAATTATTACGATAGACTCCAAAAAATGGGAGTTAAAGTTCATACAATTGTTGGCAATCATACAGCGTATTATAAAAATACAAACGAAGTAAATGCGGTAGATTTATTACTTCGGGAATATAAAAATGTTACTGTGTATTCAGATCCTAAAGAAATTGAATTAGATAATCTTAAGGTTCTTTTAATACCGTGGATTAATGCGTCTAATGAACAAAAAACTTTTCGCAAAATTAAAAATACCACTGCTTTGGTTGCGATGGGTCATTTGGAACTAAACGGATTCTATGCTCATCGGGGACATGTCATGGATTGTGGAATGGAAACACAAATCTATGATAAATTTGAAAAAGTTTTTTCTGGTCATTATCACACACGATCAAGTAATGGTAAAATTTTTTATCTTGGAAATCCTTATGAAATTTATTGGAACGATTTAAATGATAAAAGAGGATTTCATCTCTTTGACACAGAAACGTTAGATCATCTTCCAATTAATAATCCTCACAGAATGTTTTATAGTCTTTATTATGAAGATACTCCGCATCAAACATTTAATAGTTCACCTTTTGAAGGCAAAATTGTAAAAATAGTTGTTAGAAAAAAAACCGATTCAAAACAATTTGAAAAATTTGTTGATAAACTTTTTGAATCTAACGTTCAAGATTTAAAAATTGTTGAAACAATGGAACTTCCATCGGATGATAAATTTGAAGCAGAAGAGTGTGAAGATACTCTTTCAATTTTAAATCGTTATGTAAATGAGTCAGAAACTCAAATGGATAAATCTAAAATTGTAAATCTTCTTCAAACTATATACAAAGAGGCTTGTGAAATGGTATAATGTTCATCTTAACAGTAAAAGGAATGGAAGATGATGGTGCCTATGCTTTAGAAGCACGAGATGGTGAAAAAATGTTACTTTTGTTTGAAGAGGAAGATGATGCTGAAAGGTATGCATTGTTGCTCGAAGAAGAAGATGAAGAGTATCCAGAAATGAGAGTTATTGAAGTAGACGATAAAATTGCAATTAAAACTTGCGAGATGTATAATTATGACTATAGTGTAATTACCCCAGAAGACATAATAATTCCACCCAGAAAAAGAATGTGAGGTAAATTTGTGATTTTGTTTAAAAAAATTCGTTGGAAAAATCTCCTAAGCACAGGAAACCAATGGACTGAAATTGATTTTCAAAAAAACAATAATACTTTGATCGTTGGTACAAATGGTGCTGGAAAATCAACGGTTCTTGATGCTCTAACATTTTCACTTTTTGGAAAACCTTTTCGTAAAATTAATAAACCTCAATTAGTCAATACCACAAACGAAAGAGAATGTGTTGTTGAAATTGAATTTTCTATTAGTTCAACCGAATGGAAAGTAATACGTGGAATTAGGCCAGCAGTTTTTGAAGTTCATAGAAATGGAGTTTTATTGGATCAATCTGCATCATCTATAGATCAACAAAAATGGTTTGAACAAACTGTTTTAAAAATGAATTATAGATCTTTCACTCAGATTGTAATTTTAGGATCTAGTACTTTTGTACCTTTCATGCAACTTTCTGCTGCAAATCGTAGAGAAGTTATTGAAGATTTACTGGACATTAAAATTTTCTCTTCGATGAGTATTCTTATTAAAGATAAAATTCGTTCGTTGAAAGAAGAAATTAGAACTTTAGAGTTAAAAAAAGATTCTCTAAAGGATAAAATGAAAATGCAAAAAAACTTTATTGAGGAACTTGAAAATCGTGGAAATGCCAACATAAATGCCAACCAAGATAAGATTGCCAAGTTAATGGACGAAGTTGGTGTTTATATGCTTGAAAATTCTAAAACCGAAGAAGATATTTTCCGATACACCAAAGATCAGGAAGAGGTTACTGGTGCCGCCGAAAAGTTAGGGAAACTTAACAATCTTAAGGGTAAAATCTCTCAGAAAGTATCCAGCACTACCAAAGAGCATAAGTTCTTTACGGAAAATACGGTATGTCCGACTTGCACTCAAACGATTGAAGAAGAGTTTAGGTTAAATAGAATTGATGATGCTCAAAATAAAATAAAGGAACTTCAAAAAGGTTTTCAAGAACTTGAAAATACCATAAAGTTTGAACAAGAAAGAGAGCGTCAGTTCACAGTTCTATCTAAGGAGATTACTAAATTCAATCATGAGATTTCTCAAAACAACACTCGCATTTCTCTTAATCAAAGACAAATACGAGATCTTGAATCTGAAATTCAAACTCTTACCGAACAACTTGAAAACAGAAATTCTGAACATGAGAAATTAGAACAATTCAGAGAAAATCTCCAAAAAACATTTGAAGAACTTTCTGACAAAAAAGATGAAATCGTTTATTATGACTTTTCATACTCTTTACTTAAAGATGACGGTGTTAAGACCAAGATTATCAAAAAGTATCTACCATTGATCAATCAACAAGTCAATCGTTATCTTCAAATGATGGACTTCTACATCAATTTTAAACTCGATGAAGAGTTTAATGAAACAGTCCAGTCTCCAATTCACGAAGACTTTTCTTATTCTTCTTTTAGTGAAGGTGAAAAACAAAGAATCGACTTGGCACTTCTTTTTACTTGGAGAGAAGTTGCTAGATATAAAAATTCAACAAACACAAATCTTTTAATTCTTGATGAGGTATTTGATAGTTCTCTTGATGGATTTGGAACAGATGATTTTTTAAAAATCATTCGTTATGTAATCAAGGATGCTAACATTTTTGTGATTTCTCATAAAACTGGACTTGAGGACAGATTTGAAAGTGTCCTAAAGTTTTCTAAGGTAAAGGGTTTTAGTCGTATGGTGGTCTGAACCACTCAAGAACAATGCAAGTCCCAAACTGGAAGCACAATTCTGGGAAACCTCAGAAACGAAAACTTAAACCGCAAGCACTGAGGCAAGCAAAAGCACGACTTGCCCAGTTCAAAAAGCGTCACATGGGTCGTCCAAAAGGCGACCTTTCGTTTTATAATGGGTTCATACGAAAGGAAATCAATGCCTGTCTCTCACGAAATCAAATCTCAACTTGCCAAACTGCTTGCTACTGAAGATCTGGTGGTTGAGCACAAGAAAGTTTCTACTGCTTGCTTTAATGTTCATACTCGTGTTCTTACGCTTCCTCTGTGGGAGAAGGCAAGTAATCTTGTGTATGACCTTCTCGTGGGTCATGAAGTGGGTCATGCTCTCTTCACTCCCGATGAGGATTGGTTGGAGACTGTAAAAGTTCCTCAGCAGTTTGTGAATGTGGTCGAAGACGCACGTATTGAGAAACTGATGAAACGCAAGTACATGGGTCTTGCCAAAACGTTTTTCAACGGTTATAAAGAACTGAATGAAGAGGACTTCTTTCAACTTGCGGATGAAAACATTTCAAAATTTAATCTTGCAGATCGTGCTAATCTTTACTTCAAGGTTGGAAACTTTGTAACTCTTGATTTCAATCCAGAAGAGAAAGAAATCATTGATCTAATCGCTGCAACTGAAACCTTTGCAGATGTTCTGGTTGCTGCCGAAGAACTGTATAAGTATTGTAAGAAAGAAAAAGAACAGCAACAGAAAGTTTTTGACTTTGATTCTCATCAACAACAAGGTGACTCTAATTCTTCTGCGAATGAGATGTCGGAAGAACAACCAAATGATGAGCAAGAAGATCAATCTGATTCTTCACAACCAGAACAATCTGACGAAACTGGATCTTCTTCTGGAGATCAAACGCAAGATAATTCTCAAGTTCCTGATAAGGATCCAGAGATTCGTACTGCTGAATCTCTTCAGGATAAAATTCGTGATCTTGTCGGTATGAACGATCAAGAGAATGTTTATGTGGAAATTCCTCAAGTAAATCTTGATACTGTGATTGCAAGTAATTCTGAAGTTCATGAAGAAATTGATAATTCTTTTAAGATGCAGCAAAAAAATAATAATGAAATTGCAACTGAACGTAACATTTCTTCCTGCAATCTATTTGCGAAACCAGACTCGGAGTATCGCAAGTTTAAAGTTGCTGCACAGAAGGAAGTCAATTATCTGGTGAAGGAGTTTGAGTGTCGTAAGGCAGCAGATGCTTATTCCCGTGCTTCTACTGCTCGCACTGGAGTTCTTGATACCGCTCGTCTTCATTCGTACAAGTATAATGAAGATCTCTTTAAGAAAGTTACTGTAATTCCTGATGGAAAGAATCATGGACTAGTTTTTATTCTGGACTGGTCTGGATCTATGCAAAATGTTCTTCTCGATACTTGCAAACAACTTTTTAATTTGATTTGGTTCTGCAAAAAAGTTGCGATTCCGTTTGAGGTTTATGCCTTTACAAATGAATGGAGTCGTTGTCGGTATGATTATGATGAGCAACGTTATGTTCCTGCAGATTTTGATTGTCATTATCAAAAAAAGGAAGGTTTGCTTTGTGTAGAAGATCAATTTTCACTCATGAATCTTTTTACCAGTAAGGTTTCTGGTAGAGAACTGGAGCATCAGATGATGAACATTTGGAGGCTTGCTATGTGTTTTATCAACACTTATACTTGCGAATACACTTACCCATCCCGTTTGTGTCTGTCTGGCACTCCTTTGAATGAAGCACTGATTTGTCTTCATCAGATTCTTCCCAAGTTTCAACGTGAGAATAAACTTCAAAAGGTTCAATGTATTGTTTTGACTGATGGTGAAGCATCTTACATTCCTTATCATCAAGAAGTTAAACGTGCTTGGGAAAAAGAATCTCATCTTGGAACTCGTCACGTAAATCCCAATAGTGCGTTTCTTCGTGATCGCAAACTTGGAACCACTTATAAGTTTGGTTATGGGTATCATGAATTTACCGATATTCTTCTTCGTAACCTAAAAGATAAGTTTCCTACCACTAATTTTATTGGTATTCGTGTTCTTTCTGGTCGTGATGTAAATCGTTTTATTGGTCTTTATCATTCTCTTTCTGATAAGGACTACAAACAATACATTAAAATTCAAGAAGATTGGAAAAAACTGAAGAGTTTTACCATCACCAAATCTGGTTATCATGCATACTTCGGTCTCTCTTCATCGGCACTTTCGCAGGATGCTGACTTTGAAGTTGCTGAATGTGCAACCAAGGCACAGATCAAATCTGCATTTGTTAAATCACTTAAAGTCAAAAAGTTTAACAAAAAAGTTCTTGGTGAGTTCATTTCTCTTGTTGCCTAAATACCTAAAAAAGTTCATACAAATGAAGACCTTTAAGGAATTTATCTCTGAAGCAAGAGACTTAAATGAAACCTCACTTACTCGTGTAATGAGTAAATCAAAAAAGGGTGGCATGGCAATTATGTCAGCTCAACGTGGTGACAAATCCAAAGCAGAAAACAAAGCACGTTCACGGCAACTTGAACGTGATATTAGAGGTGCTGGACTTCCTGGTCCTACAAAAGTCTCTGGTAGATATACAGAGAATCCAGGCACCTCACAGGAGAGAAAAGTGGGTGAAAAATCTCATATTGTCACTCCAGGAAAAATGGGTAAAAGAAAGTTTAAAAGAGTAATTGAAAAATTAGGAAAAAAATATGATCAGGATTCTGTTCTGATTCAACGCAAACCAGGTGGAAGTGCTACACTTAAAGGAACTTCAGACACCTCCTTCCCAGGAAGAGGAAAGAATGTTAAAATAGGAAGCATGAAACCTGGTAGAACTGGTGAGTTTGATACCAAAGTCAAAAAGAAAACATTTACCGTTGAGGATTAAAATGAAATCTAAATTTCCGTTAGAGCATGTAGTCAAATACGACACCAAAGAAGTATGG